CTTCTTTCTACTGGATTCAAAGTGCGTAACAATAGCACAGGAAGTAATGGCTCCGGCAGCACTTTTATATATCTTGCCTTTGCAGAACAACCTTTTAAATATTCTAATGCTCGATAGGAGATAGCCATGCCTTGGAAACTAGGTGACAAGATAATTAGAGAAGGACGTAGCTGGTCTGCCGATGGCATAACCCATCCTACCAACTGGGCTATCTGGTCAGACGCAGACAAGAAAGCATTGGGGCTAACATGGGAAGACCCACCGGCATCGTATGACAATCGTTTCTACTGGGATGCAAGCACACCCAAGGCATTGGATGATGTCAACGAAGTAGATAGTGACGGTAAAGCAATCATTAACCCCATAACAAAAAAACAAATTGTAACGCTTGGCCTCAAGAGCCAGTGGAAGGCTATCATCAAGCAACAAGCGGCAGGGTTACTTGAACCAACAGATTGGTATGTCATACGCAAAACAGAGGACAGCACAGCAACAACACCGTCTGATGTCACAACATACAGGGCCGCCGTTCGCACCAAATCTGGACAGATAGAAACATTGATAGCAAATGCATCTGACCATGCGGCTTTTATGGCATTGTTTGATGTGCCGATGGATGATCAAAAACCACCACAGCCAACTGGCAACGCTCCGATTAATGATTGGCCTGATGAGATTTAATATGAAACCAGATGACTTCATTATAGCAACGGGCGGAGTATCAGCCCCATTGTGGTTGCCTGCTTTAAATATGTGGGTGACGCTGGCTCTTGGTGTGTTGTCTATTGTTTATGTTAGTTGGAAACTGTGGCGTCTGTATTGGAATAAATAATATGTTACAAGCATTGATAGCTCCGATAGCTAATATCGCTGGTTCATGGGTTGAGTCTAAAGTCGAAACACAGAAAGCCAAAGCTGCTGTTGCCAAACGTGTTGCTGCTGGTGAACAAGAGTGGAATCTTGAACAAGCAAAGAACTCATCATCAAGTTGGAAAGACGAGTGGCTAACAATTCTTGTAAGCATTCCATTAATATTAGCCTTCACTGGTAATGAAGACATTGTTGAGCGTGGCTTTGCTGCACTTGACACGATGCCAGATTTTTATAAGACTGCGGTTGGCGTAGTATTTGCTGCGTCATTTGGTGTACAGCAGTTGACTAAGATGTTTAAAAAATGAATATAGCAAAATTTACAGACCTTGTTGCCCATCATGAAGGGCTGCGTCTGGAAATGTATCATGATACGGTAGGCGTTCCGACTATTGGTTATGGTCATAATATGATGATGCCTATATCAGCAGAAGCTGCCAAAGTTATATTAGACGATGATATCAAGATTGTGTTTACAGAACTTGATGAGCGCATGGATTGGTGGCGTGACTTGCCAGAGCCAGCGCAAATGGTTATAGCATCTATGGTATTTAACATGGGCTGGCCTAGGTTTTCCCAATTTAAAAAGTTTATCGGGGCATTGGAAGACCGCATGTGGGATAAAGCTGCACATGAAATGGAAGACTCACTTTGGTTTAATCAAGTAGGGAATCGTGGTAACGAATTACGTGACATGATGTTAGAATGTAATGGAAAAGAAAGCTGAAATTGAAGCGGCATATGATACATACGGCAACATTAGAGATGCGGCAAAATCATTAGGCATATCAAAGAGCGAGTTTCATCGCAGACTTAACGAAGTCAAGAACCAATCATATATTCTGCCAGAGATACCGGAAGATGATTTGCCTGTCGAAGAGATAGTCAAGCATCTTCATAACCGTTTTCAAAAACGCAAACACTTTAAAGAATCTACTCGTTGGTATAATATTGACATGAAGTCCGATGATCCTATCGGACTTTTGTGGTTAGGCGACCCACATATTGATGACAATTACTGTGATTGGGATTCATTACGCTCTCATTTGTCCATAATAGCCTCACACACGCACATCTATGGCTGTTCAGTAGGCGACTACCAGAACAACTGGGTTGGCCGTCTGGGGCGATTGTACGGCGAACAAGACACATCTCACAAAACTGCATGGAAATTAGTTGAGTGGTTGATAGGCGAGATGAATCCGCTTGTTCTCATTGGCGGCAACCATGACATGTGGTCTGGTGCTGGCGACCCGTTGAAATGGATATCTGGTGGTCACACCATTCGTGAAGACTGGGAAGCTAGAGTCAATCTTCGTTTTCCAAATGGACGGCAGTGCCGCATACACGCGGCTCACGACATGTCGGGCCATAGCCAATGGAACTCGCTTCACGCCCAAAACAAAATGGCTAGGTTTAAAGGTCATGCCGAGTTGTACATAAGTGGACACAGGCACAACTGGGGCTTGGCGCAAATTGAAGACGTGGAAAAGAAAAGTACAGCGTGGCTTGCCAGATGTCGTGGATATAAATTCCATGACACTTACGCCATGGTCAAAGGTTTTGATCAGCAGAACTTTGGACAAGCTATCTTTCAGTTGATAGACCCTCAATCTGATTCACCTACTTCTTGGGTTCAGTGTTTTGTTGATCCGCAAGCAGGTGCGGATTATCTTGACTATCTGTTATCGCTTCGGCAGTAATAGCAGCATAACCGGCTAGGTCTACCCAACTATCTTCGTGTGCTGGTGTTTCCATTAGACGTGATATCTTTACTATCATCATCATTATACCTACATCTTCTACACTAAATTCTGTGTCTGCATACGCTGACCAGATTGCTGCGATGCGTTCAAAGTTTTCTGCTGGTGAGCCGTAGTCTGTGCCTCTTGATTGCACGGCATCGTTTGCTTTAGATAGTATGTCTACCCTGTTCATATTTCTTTGACCTCAATAAAGTGTATGTCGCCTATCACTGCTTGTCGTAGTTGTGTTGGGTTTTTAAACTTCCGCAGTTTGTTTTCTACTATGAGTTTTGCTTCTGCTGTATTTTGGGCAGCAAAGCAAAACTCAACAAAGTGTTCAACAACAACGCCCACTTTGTAGGGCGTTGCGTTGTATGGATTGGATGTTGTTGTGCGACTAGAATGGGATGTCGTCATCGATTGTTCCCCCATCGGCTGTTGCTGGCTGAGTAACTTGTTTGTTTTCTGCTGGTTGTGTGTCTGTATTTGGTGTGTAGACACTAAGCCCCATGTAATCTGAGCCATTCTGTGATTTGTTTTTGTAGGCAGATATGTTCTGTTGTCCAATCTTGCCGCCATAGTTTGGCTTGCCTTCTGGAACATCAGCACCGTTGTCATGCATCAAGCCAACTTCAATAAAGACAGCTAGCTTGCGCTGTCCGTTTATATCTTTTTTGAACAGCACACAGCGAGGTTCGTACGCATCATCAATGTGCTTTGCCCAGTATTCAATGTTGAGCTTGCCTGATAAGATAGGCTTGCCAATGTATTGCTCATCTTTTTCTGTGATAGGGAAGACCCTGCCTTTGTTTGGATTAAGTTTGTTGTCCATGTATTGCTCCTAATATTCTGACGGTTCGTTTGTTGGTGTGTTGTGTGGCATTGGTTCTTTGTAAGTCTTTGGTTCTGCTGCTTTATTTCCATCGTCATCTTCTGATGGCAAACCAAATGCAGCTTGCAAACCATAGCGTTTGGCATAGGTAATGCCTGACCCCATTTTCTGTGGATTAGAAAGGTCTGGTGACACGATGGGTGTGCGACTTGTCAACACTTCTCCATTGACATGCATGACAATAGTCTTGACAAACATGCGACCATTATCATCCATATCGATTAGCTGTGTGAAGGTTAGGCCATGCTGACCTGCTTTGCGGCAAGCGGCAATCACTTCTTCTAACGTAGAATATGTTGAACGAAAGTGTGGATTCTTGCCATCTTTGCTGGCCTTTACTTCTTGCGCATGCCATGCAATGAATGCATCGGCAATGGATAGTTTTTTCTCTGCCATGTTACCTCCTAGTCAGAGTTGATTGTAATGCGACAAGCACCACGCTTGTCACGCTTGATAGTCAATAGATCACAATAGACCTCACGTTCTGTGTCTTTTACCATTGACCGCAATTCTTTTTTGATAGCCTCATGTTCTTTAGCTGTCTGTGAACTGTCCACAAATCTGTGAACAGCATCCATAAATTGATTGTCCTTGCTTGCATCACGCATAACAAGACCATCAATCTTAACGTTCGACCAATCAACTTTGTTGGCATGATTCTGTACTGGCTCAACATCAGCCTCAACCATTTGCCAGAATTGGTAGGCTTGTGTGCTAATCTCTTTCCAATAATCTTTATTGAAATCTACTACACAATACTCCCATTGATTTCCAAATATGACAGAGAATACAGCTTTGTCTAATTCTTGCACACGCATATATAAATGAACTTGTGGTAGATATGCGTCTAGCATATCAGACATACTGCGGTAGCTTGCTGTATGTTTGCACTCAACCACCATAGCCATACCATCATTGTCATATGCTATGCCATCAACTCTTGCTTGATAGGGAACGCCAGCTATTTTGCGTCTAACAATTGCTGTACCAGCCATAACATCCCAGCCAGTACACTTAGCCAACCATTCTATGTTGAATGATTCTGTGCGAATACCTAGCTGCACATTGAACTGATCACTTAGACTCTCTGGCTGCTGCCGTCCAGTTTTGACATGCCATAGCGTATTCCAATCGCCACGTACGATTGAATACATATCGGAACCGCCGATAAAACCTTTTCTTTCCATGATAGACCTCCATCTATTTATTTATATCATACAGCCTCTTGGTAATCAATGCATTTCTGCAACTCATCACGTAACATGAACCGTGGCTTGGACTTCCAGCCAATGCCAGCTTCGTTGATAAACTCTGCTAGTGTCGGAAAGAACCTTACATTGCGCTCGATGTAACCAAAAGCATCAATCACAATGTCAGCTGGATACTCTGCTAGCTTGGAAGCAAGGGCCTTGCGCTTCATGTCAAGAACCTTTGGGCTGAAGTCCTTTGCTAAAGTAATCAACGCACAAAGCATAGTGATGCGCTCCTCAATATCTTTGACAGGCAAAGGCACTAAAGATTTCTGCACCATTTCGTATGCTTCATGCAGTTTGTGTAATGGGGCGTTACGATCAATGCGATAGAAGACAAGCTCATAATGTTTGTTCAGTTTAGTTTCCAATGGAACCAATGAACTCACGCCATCTTCTATCATGCTCGTCACTAGCATTGGCTTGGTAGCTGCGTCTGTTAGACGAGCTAGTGCCTTGGCTTTTATTTCTGTTGTTAGTGCTTGCATCTAAAACCTCCTGTTCATGCATGCTTTCAATGATAGACTGTCGCTTGTCAGGTATGACCTGATTGCGCGGCAGCCTGTAGTTTGGATCACGCTGTTTCATATTGACCTCCGTATTGAATAGTCTAGCAGTGTGCCTTGACAGTATCAACAATAAAAGTATTCTGTGTGATGCGCAGTCAGACCTCCAAGTGCGCGGCGCGATGGTTAGTCACCTCCAGCTAGCCATCGCGCTATTTTTTCAGCCAATGGATTGTTAACTTCAATACATATAAAGTTTGGCCCTGTCTTTTGTTTAAGAAGATAGATGTCTGCTGGCTGTGTTTTGTGTGTTTTAGTGAGAAATGAGAAGCCGCGTCCTGTAGCTTGATACTTTGATTCAGCTACCAATCGTCCTTGTCTGGTGGTGATAGAGATATCTGACCTCCACTCACCTCCCAACGCGCCAGATAGCGGTTGGCGTTTCGCTTCGCACCCCTTCTCATTGAACCAGTTACACCACCATCTTTCGTGGTAGCTGCCTTTGTTGCGGCTAGATGTTCCCATCCGTAATACTCCAAACATTCATCACACCAAATAGAACCACTTGCCATCACCGAAAACCAATGTGATGTACTGCCGCAATGGTGACACGCGGCAGGTTTTCCTCTGCTATCCTCTAGTTTCTTTGATTTCGATTTGCGCTTCGAGCGCATCCAACCAACAGACAAACATAAATCCTGACGGAACTCTTTTATATTGTTCCCATTTGTGTATCAAAGATGCAGCACAACCAATACGATGTGCTAGTTCTTCTTGACTATAGCCACGTTTGTTTCTAATAGCCACAAGAGTTGCTACTAAATCTTGCCAACTATTCGTATTCACTTTGGGATTTGTGTAGTGAGTAAGTATTGATCGCATCCTCAACCTTTGCTGCTGTTGACAGACGCAAATCTTGACCTCCGATTGCACGATAGTATGTTGATGTAGGTATCTTGGCTTGCTTAAAGAACTCAACTAACTTTATGCCAGTTGGTGCTGCTGCATTATTTAATTGTTCTAAATATGTAATCATCTAGTACGTATAACTGTGTAGCAGAAATGCGTCAAGGCATACGGAAACACCTTGACGCTGTATATTATCCGATTGTAACAGTTAGTCTGCCTTCAAGTAACTCAACAATATTGCTGTCAACGTATTCTGCAATACGTTCATCAAGATTGTCAGACATAAAAGTGTCACATGCTTCTTGCGACTTTTCTGTTATCCTATCATCTAATTGATATTCTGATAGGCCCTCATCATTAATGACGTTTGCGATTTCTTCGCGTACAAGTTTGCGTAAAATAGCAACCATGTGCAAAGCATCATTACTTTTATCTTGCATTTTATACTCCTCTTGCTAGAACAAATAGTGCCTGACGCAATCTTTCAGCATCACGCCTACACATTTTAGCTGCTTCTGTATGTGAATAATCATCTTCTTCTGGGCAGTCATCATGCCATATAGCTTTTTGGTCAAGTGCAACAATCTCTTTTATAACAAGAGTTTGCACAAGACCATGAGCCTGTGACCATGACATGTCATCCGATGTGTTGATTAGTGCAGTATCCATCTTCAAGTGCCTCCATTTCTGCATCTGCTAGTCTTTCGTATTCTTCCATCGCATGCTTGATTAGATGGTTGAATGCTGGTGTGTCTTTGCCGACAATACATTCGGCAACAGTCATGATTTCGTTAGGCCATAACTTGTTGCCAAGTGCTGTGCCAACCTTCACCAAATCAATGGTTGTTTGGTGATGCTTCTGCACTTGCAGGGCATCGAACATGCCCTGCTGTGCTGTAAGGTAGGTAGGTAAGTTCATGATACCTCCTTGATTGTAAACAATGTAGGCTGCCCTTGTATCTTGATGCGTTCTACAATGAACCGTTCATCTTTATCAAACCGCCAGATTGTGCCTGATGCTGCTTTTTCTGTGCAGCTCCATATACCTTGTAAGGTTGGCAAGTTGACGGGAATATCGCCAGACATAAAGTCATGTAGCTGACGCAACCGAGCAATATCTTTTTTACCAGCAAGGTATGTGCGCTTGATTGGTGCAAAAGTTAGTTGTTTGTTTTGATCTGGCTTCTCTGTTTTGGATGAAACATCTAATGCCACGCGAGTCAAAACTTTCATAACTTGCTCAAGTTGTTTGGTAACTGCAACAAGTTGATGCAGTGTTTCCGTCTGTCGATTGAGAACAAGCTCAATCTTCTGACGGGCAATATTTTCTTCAGCTATTGGGTCTTTATTAAAGATGCTCATGACATATACCTCCTATGCTATAGCTACATCTTGTGCTGTGTGATTGTTCAACAATTCCACAGCTTGTTGTGCGACTTTCGCCGCTTCGAACACGTACTTCACATCATTGTTCAATGCTTGTAACCATGATGAGATGTACTGTGCATGGTCATCTCGTGCTGTTGGTTCCAGCCCGAGTTGTGCCATCATGAATGACGCGCCCATCTCTGCAACAAGTTCTTCAAAGGCATAGCCTTTCTTGTTCTTCAAACCGAGGCGGTCAAGTCTGGATTCATGGCCTGTCCAATGGACAAGCTCATGTATCATTGTGCTGTAATACGCAAGCCCGTCAGAAAAGTCTTTCCACCACGGCATGTGTACTTCATCTGTTGCTGGACGATAACAAGGGATACACCCCTCTTCTTCTACAACAGTTGCAGGAATCTTTGATAATTGTAAGTCAATCCAAAGGTCTGGCTCATCAACATTTTTGTATAGCTCTTGCTTTGGATAGTAATGATCTGGTAGGCCAGTAATCTGCGATGCATTGAAGACAGAGTATGCTTTGGCATACGAATAGAATCTGTCTTCTTTGTCTTTGTCTTTGGCTGTGCCAAAGTGGAAGACTTTGGTTGGTGACTTCTGACCTTTCTTTACTTGACCACCAAGCTGTTGTGCTTGGTTGTAAGTCATCCAGTATGGATTGTCGTGGTCACACATCCACAACATAATGATGTTCATACCTCTGTATGGTACACCATTGTGTCGTAGTGGTAATCCGCCACCGAATTTATTGTATGGACGCAACCACGGTGGGCATCCATCCTCTATCTTTTTAATTATCTGTTGTGTAATATCTGCGTACATGTTGACCTCCATCATCAGATACTCTGTACTAATATCATATTTGTTGCACTTCTGCAAGTGCAGTAATCAAATAAATCATAAGTTGCTGTATTCACTTACATTTATTATGATTCCTAACGTTGCCCAAAAGCTCGTGAACACTGATATGAATACCATTAGCAGGCCAATAAAGTTGTGAATGCCTGCTGATTCTTGAATGATTACCAAGCCGCCGATTGCAATGCCGATTGCACAAATGAGTATCATTGAGAATAAAACAATCAATCGTTTGCTTATAGTTTTTGGATGAGCATGAAACATTTTTGTCTCCATAGTTTGACCATCGCTAGCGCAACTATCATCTAGTTGATGGGAGTGTGCGCAAGTTTGTCTGGGTTTATAACAGCACAAAAAAAGGTGGCAGCTTCCGTGGAAGCCACCACCAGTTGGGGAGGAAACTACATTGTTGTTTCTATGAGTCTGCCATAATGAGCCTGCTCACGTTTGTGCCACTCCCTCACGTCTGTGGGGAAGTAAGGATTGTTTGCGCCATGTTTATGGTCTTCGTGCCATTCATGTAACTTGTCTTTACATGATGGACATCCATGCAACATGTGCTGTGGATTATCCGCCCAGTCGATGCCAGTCGAGTACAACTGGCATCCGTCGAATCTGTGATTACATTTCCTCATGTTGACCTCCTTACGCTGAACGCTTGAGCTTCGCCAGCAGTTCAGCTGGGTCAATCTTCGGTGTGTTCGCCTGCGGCGACAACACCTTGCGCTCAAGGATGCGCTCGCACACCTTCTCAAACCATGCTTCGCCATGGTCTTCGGTGTGCTTCCCGTCATTCCATATGCGAGGTTGACTTGCCTCCGCACCATTGCGTCCGAGTAGTACACCAACGCTGTGCATTGTGTTGTACAAGTCAACATCCATATGGTGCAAGGCATCCAGAGTGTGCCACTCTGCTTCTGCCTTGTTCTTGTTTGCACCAAGGTTGATGAGTTTGGCAGACTCATGTCCGTTGCGCTCGACCTCAGCATCATACTGATGCTCGAGTTCGAAGAAGCGTTCACGCTTCTTGCGCAGCGCAACACCCGACGCCTTGGCACGTGAGCCAAATGTGAAGTGCGCTGACGAGTTGAACTTGGGATTCTCCTCGCCCGACACCTGATTCGCGAAGCGCGAATCAAAGTCATCGGTCATGTTCATATCTACCAAGTTCAACACTGCGTCATGCGCTGCTGCGATATGCTCTGCATATCCAGCATCACGTACAGGGGTTTCGATCTTAGTTACAGTCATTTTCTTTTTCTGTGCCATTGTACAATCTCCATAAGTTAAGCACTAAAGTTACGTCACACGCACACACGTGTAACTTGCCCCTAGCTTACGCCCTCTCGCGTGCCTTTACGGGCATCGACTTGACAAGGGATGAAACAGGCAGAGCCTGCTCCTATTCTTGCGCACCGCAGACATTGACATGTCTGCGCAAGAATCGAGTCCCTTGCCAAGTCGACACGCGAAAGGGCCCAATCTAATTGGGCGGGGTTATTCGTGTGTGTGTGTAGAGTACACACTCGCAGGCGGCTCGATGCCGCCTAGCACCTGTTACCGCATCTTGGGAAAGATGCATGGCACTGCGTGCCATTCCCAGCTATGCTGGGCTGTAACTTGTGCGGCGTGTGTTCTCCTATCAGCGTGAAGACTCGCAAGCTCGTCTTGCATGCGTATCCAACTGCAACGTCCGTCACGCCACGCTACGGATAGTCAGAGCTACTAGTGCGCTAATCGCCCGTGGCGATAGCACCAGCTCGACTATCCGCAACTGGTCTGCGACCAGAGCCAGTGACGCAACGGCCTGTTGGTAAGCACCAAGCAGTGTGACAACACTGATGCACTGCGTGCATGCATGTATTGTCGTGTTGCAGTTTTCTTGCTGATAAGTAACGGGCGGACACACCACACTGGCTTCGCTGGCGCAAGCCACCGAGAGCAAGGCCGGTCACGGTCGCTGGTGCGGACTGCGCCTTGCTCGCGGCAGTGTGCGTGTGGCAGGCGTATGTTGTGCGTTGACAAAGCGGTAAAGCAGCGTGTATGTAGGGGGGGATTACAGGGGGGGTTATGAGAATCGCAAGGGTGTGTAATGAGTGCTGTAGTAACGGCTTGTGAGAAGAAGCTAACCACCAAGCAGACCGCGTTGGTTGATGCGCTTGTAGCAAATGGATGTAGCATAACGGAAGCGGCTGGCTTGGCAGGTTATGCTTCTGGTGATAGCGGAAGAGTGACAGCCAGCAAGGCTTTGCGGCTGCCTCATGTGCAAGCGTATATGATGCAGAGGATTGGTGAGACTATGGGCGTGAGTGCTACGATAGCCGCCGCTAGACTGGTGCAGTTAGCTCGTGGTGCCAAGAGTGAGTACGTGCAGTTAGAAGCGAGCAAGGATATCTTAGACAGAGCTGGCTTCAAGGCACCAGAGCGTCACATGCACCTGCACGCTGGCGACATATCGGTCAGTATAGATTTGACGTAGACAGGGGGTGGGTCAAAAAGTTGGTCGTGCTACCCTCGACCCGTCCTATCAACACATTATTGCCACAAAGGTTCTGTAGCATAAACGCAATGGAGGTTGTAATGAAGAAAGCATTTATCGCACTGTGCGCAGTGTTTGTACTGTTCTGTTTCCGCATAGACTATCTTGGTGAGCGCATCCGCACCCACGGCGCGGATAGTTTGCATATAGTTGATAGGGTTGGCATCTGGCTATTCAATATTCCCATGGCTGTGGGTGGGCTAGTCATAGGCGCACCAGAGGCAGCAGCAGAAACGCTCTGGCTGGCTGTGCCGAAGAAGCCTAACACTGTTTACAAGATTGACAGCGACTTTCCGCTAAAGTCTGAGCGCATACAAAACATGGTTAAAAATTATTCTGGCGGCAGAGTTCCGATAGGGCCAGTGCGCAGGGATGACTTACGAACCACGCTTGCTCTTGGTGGTGGTGGATTGCGATGCGATAAAGAGCATTGCACAATCAAGGTACACATCAAATATTCTAAGCATGCAGCAAATGTTTTGTTCATTAATGAAGCAATCTTTGCTGGGTTACAGGACTTAGGCTGGTTGCATCCTTATTGGGTTGAATACAAGTTTGTGCGTTGAATTAATTAAACGAGTTTGTACATAGTGACACCATGCCTAGTCTTGACCAAATACTAAATAACTTTGACCAGCACGCTAATTTTTACATGCGTGCTATTACAAACCCATTGCTGTCTACCTTTTTAGACCCGACAGAATCGCAAACAACAGAAGAAAATATAGCTGGCGAAACGGTTGCATTGTTAGAAAACACCGCAAACCGTTTGCATCCTGATTTAAAAGCAGGTGATAGGCCACGCCCGTTGTTTGCAGGTGCTGGTGATTTTTTTGCTTTGCTTACAAGCACGCCAGCAAAACATGCAGTATTAGATGTTGTGATGGGGCCAGAACTAAAAAAACGATTCCCAATTACAGAAGATAGCATAGAGTCAGATGAATTAACTTTTTTAAGACAGATGTATTTGCAGCAAGGGTTAGGTAGAATATCTGTTGAGGACTATGGTGGCGTTGGGTTTAATATTGTAGCTGACCCTATGGGAGATGAAAAAATGTTTGGCATGTCGGCTGCTAGTCGCATGCAATCGACAACTGGCACAAGTATGTTTGTTCGAGATAAAAATGGCGATGTTATTCTCGATGACCAGTATGATCAAAATCTTTATGTAAATTATAAGATGCTTGAAGACCCAAGCATTAGCAAAAGCAAGGCTGTTTTTGAAACAGAAAGATTTGAAAAAGAATATGCAGGGATGGGTGGGTTTACAAGAGCTGTTTGGGAAACAATTTCTTCTGATGCTACAAATTTTCAAAAGATACATAACCTGGCTTTTTTGATGGGCAGTCGTGATTACAAAGACGACAAAAAAGATGTTGGCAGAAAAGTAAAAATAAATATTGGCAACCCAGATTTAGATTTTGCAAAGGCATCTTTTGTAGATGGCTATAAAGATTTAGCTGTATCTCATGATGGCAATGGTCTTGTTGTTCATTCTGATGAAAACATAACAGGCCCATTGCCTCGTCCTACAAATATAAAGTTGTATAAGACAAAAACACTCAATACTGATTACGATGATGACATTCCATCTAATGCAAGCGATTATTTTTTTCATGGCCCAATGACAAATAAACGTGCAAGTTTGTTTGATATGTTTATTGGAAGGGC